CCTCGACGGTGAGGCCCTGAAAGCCCGCCACCGTCACCTCTGTGCCATCGGCCTTCTCGACGGTAATCGACCCCTCATCGAACCAATATGCGTTGCCCATAGCAGTGCGTTGTCACCCGCGTATTTATTTACTTAGCAAAATATCGGCCACGCGCCGCTCAAGGCGCTTTTGTGACCGGGCGATGACGATGTACGTGATAATGTATGCAAAGACAACGATGCCGCCCAACGCTATCTCAATCTCATATTCACTCTCTATCACGTATCTCAAAATCGACTTGGAAGCGGTCGCCGATGGAGATGTGGTTGATGGGCACGCCGCGTAGCAGCAGCAGCGTGAACATCGCGCCGATGGCTAACGCTAATCGAGGCGGTGTGATCGGGCCGCCCATACCAAGCCAATAGACTAAAAAGCCCAACAGCGCTGTCGCTGCCATCCCCTCAATGAACCCCAGTACCCGGTCCACGTTTTCGGACATCACTCTCACCCGGACGTGGTATTGTTTGTGTTGGTACGCACTAATCATTCACACGGTCACTACAACGACCCTGTTAAAAAATCACTGCCCAGATTGTGAGAGTTTTCGGCCAACGACCTCAATCGTATTGACAAAGTAATCGCTCTGCATCGCCGAAGCCTGCTCACGAAAATCCGACATGCTCACCGGGGCGAGTTCGACATACGTTGTGTTTTCATTCACGTCCGCGTAGTATTCGCTAATCGCCTCGACCACATCGCGCTTGTACACACTAATCTCATGCGGCTGCGTCTCATCTTTGAGCAGATACACCATCACCTCAACGGTATGCCGCTCATCAATCAGGTCGTTGTCCGCGGAAAACTTGTTGAGGTCTGCGCCGATGCTCTCATAGATATAGATGTGCGGCGCTTGATCGGCGCCCGGCCCCCGTTCGGACCCAGGTATCTCCCAGTAGTAGTACACAGTTGGCGCCTGGTTCGTCCACGCGTAGCCCTCAAGGATGTCATAGACAGCCTCTGTGAGTTCACTCGCCGTCGTCGTCGTTGACATACAGTTTATCTAAAAGGTCGTCGCCTAAAGCCGTATGCCAATTGTGCGTCCGTTCGGCGTGCGACTCAATATCATCTTCGTGCACAACCTCTCTGCACTCAATGCAAAACGCCTGCGTCACGTCATCGCCCGCGTCTTCAAGGTGCTGGCGTATTGAACGCACTTCCTGATAGATGTCGAACAGCAGCATCAACTCTGCACCCTCTGCCTCATCGCTCATTGTGCGTCCTCCACGTCATGCCTGCGGATGTATGCGCGTATCTCATCCAACGACGGTCGCAAGTACGGCTGTTCGCTGATACCCTCATTCATGATTTTGTTTCGGACAGCGTAGGCAAATCCTTCGTCTTTGCCGTGTCTGCGCGCCCAGTCGATCAACGGCTGTATGGGCGGTATGAACGGGTCCGTGCCAAACTCGATGAACTCCGCGTACTTCTTGGCATATCCATACTCCCAGCCTTGGACGAACCTGCGGGGTATCGGCCTGGGGGGGAAGCCGGACCGCCGCAGGTCCCCGGTGTCCTCGGCAACCAAAAACTGCGAATATTTGAAGCCCTCATTTGTCGCCCGCTCAAAATATCTGTCTAACCGCTCACGTTCCACTTCGTCAAAGTCGATGTCTTCAAACTCAACGCTAATCGTAATCATCGGTAGTTGCGGACAATCGCTACCGACTCATCGTTCCTAATATGCCGCAACGCCGTCTTTCCAAATCGCGTGAGCGTCAAATACTCATCCGCACTTCCGGTGACGTAACTCGTACTGCCGCCCTGTCCGCCCTCCGAACTTGCCTCTCCGCCCTCCGCAAGTTCCCACTTATGCGCAGTCAAATTCTTGATGAACACGTCCTTGTCGCCCTCCAACGTTGGAAAACGGCTGTTACGTGAGTCGTAAATTGTATCGTACTCGCGTTGCGCGTCATCAAGCAACGCCTGCTTCCGATCACTCGACAGGCTCTTCCACCCGTTTGCATCTAATCGCTCAACGTCCGCGACTGTCACGGCCATGCCTATCCCTCTGCGTATTCGGTTAAAGAATGTTGGCAAGCCAGGTAGTATTTTATCTGTAGTTGGACGGACTTGCCGTTGATCTCATCCGTATTCGCAGCCGCAGCCAGCCTCCGCAGCATGGTATTCGACATACGGTCCAACTGCTCACCCGTGAAAATGAGGTCAATGTCGCCTGTGTCGATTGCTCGTTGGTTGAGCAGCCGATAACTCATACCCTCTGTTTGCCGGTCAACGCGTCGATGATGTCGTCACGCCCCATGCGCCCGTTGACATCTTCGTCGGGGTGCTCCGCTGCGATGCTGCGTAACGTGTCCCAGTCCTTGCGCTCCAACTCTGCCTTAGAATATGAGTCGTCAACAAAGGGGGCGCCCGGCAGGATAGACGGGAAAAGCTTGCTCATCTGTCGTCTAACTCACGTATGTCTGTGCCATTCGCATTGAAGTGGTCCAATGGCCGCTCTATTGTGAAGCTGCGGGGGTTGAGCCGCCCGGTGATGCCTGCAGTTTCCAAATCGTACTTTACGATGTCCTCCTCCCCCCAGTCGCTAAGGCCAAAGGTAAACGTCCGCGCATTGTGTCGCGTCTCATGCCACTCTTCATCAATATGCTTGAAGCTTTGACTGCGACGGAAGTGCATGCGTAAGAGAGGCGATTTAAGTCACATAAGGTTTGCGGGGTTGTCACTCAAACAGCGAAAATGAAAGAAGTGAGTCCTATCAGAACTCGATTGTGCTGGCTGCCCGGCTCTGGCTGTACACACAGTCAACGTTGACGCGTGCATTGACGCCCTGCAGGTCGCGGATGGGGTCCTCGTAGTCCTTGACCTCAACCTCGTTCTCCATGATGATATGGATAGCAGCGCGGTCATAGACAACAGCGCCGATCTCGCCGTCCGCGCTGTAGCCAAACTCGTTTTCCGAACTGTTGTACACAGAGTCGGACGCGCCACGGTGCTCGACACCCAGCAAGGGGTCAAACACACGCTCACGGATGACATCATCCGTACCTGCCCGGTTCGCAAAGGCTATGTTTTCCTCGTTGAACAGGCTGGTTCTAAACTCTGGGTGCGTGACGAACGTATCTGGCACGAAGTCGTCCTTATCGACCTCGCCGTATGCACCGTTGATAGCCGCGATACCCTGATCCGACCCCTCGGTATCAAAGTTGTTGCCCGCATTGTCAATCAACTCGTTGAGCCACACGCGGTTAATGGCGTTCTCGATAGACTCACCGACGTACTGCACCTGCCGCTCAATCAGGTCAATCTGTGCGTGACGGGTCATCTCATCGGTCACACGCGCACCCTGCCCGAACTTCACCGTCTCATACGGGATGGTAGTGTACTCTTCGTCGTCGTCGCGGATGGCCGCACCTTCCTGCACACGGGTTGCGAAGGTCTGGTCCTGCGCCACTGGGATGTCGCCCTTCCGGGTATCGACAATCATGACATCCGCAGCATCCCGCGCAATCTGTCGCCGCTGTGCGCCCTCCATGACAACGTCAAGAAGCTGCTCACGGAACAGGATGTCAACCTCCTCCGGGGTTGACGTTGCAAACAGCGTGCGCTTGATCATGTCGTCAAGGCCGGAGCCAAGCGAGTGACCCCCGATGTTCGTGGGCTTCTTCGCCCCCAGCGTCTTCGTCATGCCGGACTGTCCTGCGAACTCACGCAGCAGTCTAAAGGACTCATCCCCCGGCTGCGCAACCAGCCGCCGCTCCGACTCCTCGACAGGGTCGTATCTGCTGTTCCTTGACAGGAAGCGATACTGGCTGGGGTGACCGCTTGACGGCCAAGCGCGTGCAACCTCACGCATGCTCACGCCGGAGTTCGGCAGAGCGGCCAGCATGAGGCCCTTGAATCGCCAGTTGCCCTTCTTACCGTGCTGCTGCAGTCGCCGTCGTGCCTCTGTTACTGTGCTCATTCCTGTGCTCCCGTGGCGTCGCAGAGATATGCCTCAAACGTCTCGCCGTCCCCGCCCGCGGACGTGAGTGCGATGGCAACCTCATCGTCGCCGTCCGTTGCGTTGCTAACCTGAAACTTTCCACTGCCGGCGGGAACGACCCCATCGCCTGCAGAGACAGCTTCGGATGCTACGATCCCCCGGACCTCGCAGTCATCTTGAATCACAGCAACCTCTTCCCCGGCGGCGACATCGTATGCCGCGACGCCAATGAAAGGCCCCTGCGTGCTGCAAGCATCCACCGTTCGATCACCCGAGACAGCTACCGGCTCACCCGCTGATAGAGCAGATGCCGCGGTGTAAGCGCGGACCTTCTCCCCTACAACGAGGATGCCGTCCTCGAATGTATGTTCGCCTTGTGAAAAGCTCATACGGGCTGCGATAAAACGGGGTTCTTAAAAAAGGTGCGGCTACCTATCGCGTGTACGAATCCACGCCCGTCGATGTGATTGAAGTGTCCGCGGTTGCCCATACCGAAGAGTCGGCTTCCTTATCGGACTGTGGCTCTTGGGGTGCCTGCTCAATCGCGGACAGTCGCCGCTTGAGCGTCCGCATCTCCTTCCGCACGACCGACTTGACCTGCCCGGCAGACATCACCTGGCTAAGTGCGTCCTCCAAATTTGCGACACGCTCATCAAGGTTAGCGAGGTCGTCCTCGTCATCCTCCTCGTCCATATCCTCCATGAGTTGATCCTCGTCGGCGTTCATCGGCTCATCCGGGTCGTCCCCCATCTCAAGCATATCCTCGTCCTCCTCCTCGTCGGGGTTGAGCAGCGGGTTGTCCTCCTCGGGAAGACCGCCCTCCATCTCCATCATCTCCTCCTCCTCCTCCTCGTCCTCGTAGTCGCCCATCTCCATCATCTCCTCCTCCTCATCGGGGAAGAGCATGTCATCATCCATCATGTCATCATCCATCTCTTCCTCCATCTCCACGCCGCCTGCAAGCTCATCGGCAAGCATGGAAATCTCTTCGTCATCCATCATGGATGTGTCAACACCGAATGACTCTAACGTCTGCCGTGCTTCGTCGGGGTCCATAAGCGTCTTTGTGAGGTAAAACGACTTAGTATCTTCGCCAGATAGCAGCGCGCCCCTGCGTGCTACCTCCTTTGCGAAACTCACCGTCTTACTCGCGGGGTTCATCACTAAGCCCAAGCCAGACAGCAGGCCCTTGACGATGCGGGGCATACCGCGCTGTTCGTCAAACTCTTCCTCCAAGCCCTTCGCTGGTATCTCCACGCTTGGCCCGCCGAAGCCAAGCCGTCCCTTCGACTCAAGCGCACCCTGCAGGTTTTCGTCTGCATATGCGCCTGCGGCGTTGTTCGTGTTTAGCACTATGTCGCCGTACAGGTTGTCGTCGTCATCAACTGCCAGGCTCTTCGGATCAACGTAGCCGGCGACAGACGGCGCGTGCGTCTCGCCGGAGAGCATGTCAACGTCATGCATGATGTTGACCGGCGGGCCGTTGTACTTGCTCTCATCGTAATCAGCACGCAGACTGCGGATGCCTTCGGGGCTGTAGTACGCAGCCTGCTGTGAGCCGGCATCCGCCCAGATGCCCGGCGCAAGAAGTTTCATGTCCTGGTACTTCACCTTGCCGCCGCCAAGCTCCACGCGCTTGATCGGCTGCGTGTCAAGGTTTTTTAATGTGAACTGCATCGCCGAGTTTTGCTTGCCCTTGGGGACGCAGTTGGGCACGGGGTTGCCGTTTTCGTCCTCCTTCATACCTACCTGCTCGTAGCCGTCCCAGCACGGGTCTTCATCCAACGCCTTCAACGCTATCTCGCCCATCTCCTTTTCACCCTCCACCTCGTTTTGGATAGCCGCACAGTACGCCTCTGGGTTGTTCTTATCCGCGTTATCGACAACGCATTGATCGAAATCTTCGTAACCTGCGAAAGGCATGCTCGTTGTTCGAGCCGCAACGAATATAAAGCATGGCGCAGTGTTTGACGGAAGCTTATACGCATACGGGTTTCACCGTCTCTCATGGGCAACGGTCCCGATTTGACAACGAGACAGCGTGAGGTTATCAATCTCTTGCCCGCATCAAGTCGGGAGATAGCAAATTCAATCGGGGTGACGCAGTCGTCCGTGCGGGACCACATACAATCCATTCGGAACAAAGGTGTCAACATTGAGTGGGACCCCACGTCCAAGGCGTTCTTCCTGCCCGATCAACCACGGGTGCGCCGGGTATCGACAAAGCACACGGGCACGAAAACGAAAGAAGCGAACGATTACGTCACCGAGGTTGAAAAGCAGATTTTACGCAGGCTGAAAAACAAGGAAGAGTCGATTGTCGTACAGGATGCAACGCCGGGGAATGAAGACATGGTCCTGCATTTGACGGATTTGCACATCGGCGATGTGGTCGAGGACCAATACGGCAACGTGATTTACGACACGCGAATAGCGCAGGACGTTGTCGATTATGTAACGATAAAGACGGCCCAACTCAAGTCATTCATGGGCAACATGTCTGATTTTGATACGCTGCATTTGCTC